GATATCTCTGTCAGCAAGTTGTATGAGCAAGTTCTTTTCACTAGATTCGTCAGATAGACTCATTTGATCATAAACAACATGAGCTGACTTTCTGAAGCCCATAGCTTTTCTTATATCTTCAAGCTCTTTCTCCCAAAACTTAGTTAGCTGATCTCTGCCGTACTGCAATCTTTCAACCAAAGTTTTAAGAGATATGAAGTTGTTTGTGAAGCCACCGCCCTGTCCAGACATTCCTGTCAATGTTGGAGGAACTCCAAGCCCAGCAAAGATACTGTTTAGTACATTTTGATACTTTTCAGCTCCCAAGAACTTGTAAACTTGAGAGTTGCTTTCTGTGAATTTTAGTTCTGGCCCATAAACAAGCTCCATGCATCCACCACCTGTGTTGCTGGCGAGTATGTTTCTTAATTTATTTACGCCTTCTTGTGTTGGCAAAACCTTGTGCTCAAAGCTTCCGAGTGTCCACAGCCTGATGTTTGAAATAGCACCATCCAATGCTGCCAAGTCAGCTAATTTCATCTTCTCTAACATAACGATGTCATCAAGGATTGCGTAGGCAAGTGGATGCGCCCATTGTTGCCAGTCATCTTTTTTATAATAAAAGACTGATAATTTTTCAGGATCTAGGTCTATCTTACGCTCTTTATTTTTTATGCTATTTTTAATATTGCTTGGTAAAGTTTCAAGAACTTTTACGGGAATTGTGCCATCTTTGAAGTTGTCAAAAAAAGCATTTGAGTTTAACTGATAGTTTTGCTTTCCAAGAAAAAGGCTAACTACGCCATCCTTCATGTCTATCGTCAACGGATTAAAGAAGTTGTATCTCCAAGGAATCAGATTCTTTTTAACCGATGGAATTTCTACAACTATATCTTGAGCCAATGATTTGATATAAGTAACTATATCATCACTGATATTAGCGTGACTTTTATAAATAAAGACATTGCCCGTTCTGTAGAGATTGTTTAAAAATCTTTCTGACCTTTCTTTGCCGTCAACCTTTTTGAACCATTGCTGATAGAATTTTTCAACACTCTTGTTTTCATGAACGATGTTTATTCCTTGACAACCAAAATCGCCCATTAAATCTATAATATTTCTTACAATCCCAACCTTGTCATAAGCTTCCATGCACATCTTTATTATGCTTTTAGAGCGTGTGGGAATTTGCTCTTCTGGTCTGAAAGCATAATAATCGCTGCGAGTAAATCCGGGCTTTACAGATCTGTTTGGCTCAACGTTTAAAAAATCTCTATGATAAGCTTTGCTCACACCGGCATAAGACTCGGAAGCTTCAGAGAAACTTTGAAAAGCCAAAGCCTTTGAGTTTTGATCGTTATCATTCCAAGTCGTAAGAGACCCTTTGGTTTTTTCAGACATTCTATTCCCTTTATTATCGAAATGTAATCAGATTGTATTCTAAATGATTATACACATATTTTAATAAAGGTTATTGTTCATATTGTCTGTGAACCAAGCTGGACCATTGTAAAGTTTACCTTTTGGATCTTTTTCTTTTTCAACTGTTGCAAATCCTCCATAGAAATTGTATATTTCTGGACTTGGCATTCGAGCTATGGTTCTAGCTGACATGTTTGCCATCAGAAGGGCTGAGTATCTATCTTTTCTCAGCTTGCCCTTTTTACCAGTGCCTATAACAGTTTCTGGAGTGTCCCATTTGTCTCTGCCAGAAGGTGTTTGTGATATTTGAATCATGGCTAATTCATCTTTTAAATCTTCTATTTCCATAACGCATTGTTCAAGTGTATCAAAAGATCTACCCTTCATTTCATCTTCGATGGCTGAAATGTCTAGGCTCAGTGTGTCGAACATGGGGAATAAAAGAGCTTTATCCTCAAAGTCTTTTCTCATACCATGATTTGATTCAGACACCCAGTCATATCTAGAAAATTGGCACATTTCTAATATGTGTAGACCTCTGTTGTCGTCTGAGTCTTTTGGCTTTTCTTGGTCGATAGTTTCCCAGATTGGAAGTTCGTTTTCTTGTATCTTATCTTTATCATGCAAGCTTTCCATGACAGCGATACCACCGCCTCCAGCATCCATAGCTATTTGAACGCACGGAAAAACTGTCATCAAATCTCTTATTTTTCTAGCACAATAAGCGTAAAAGTCAGATTCAGATGAATATCCACTTTTAATTTTTTCTTTGTGCTGATCTCTGTTTGTTGTCCAACAGTGAACTACTCTTCTGTGATCTTCATTTAGTTCTAAAATAACAATACTAAAATTATCTACTTCTGAAGCTGGGTCAACTCCAAAGATGTATTTCTTTTGTATGTCGCCTCTGATTCTTGTTGAAAAACAAATATCAATTCCATTTTTGTCTTTTATAGGAGCTTTGTCCAAGTACTGATCGTTGGTGACACAAGCCTCTATCAGGGATCGCTTGAAAAAGCCCTGTGAGTCGCGTGTGAAGCAAGCTCCGAACTCCATCTGGTATATTCCAGCATGAACAGTAGCCTTTGATCTGGCGACCTGTGAGGCGTCCATAAAGCCCTCTGGTAAAAGCTCGTATGGTATTCTTATTATCGAATAATCCTTCCAGTTAAAACCTTCTGGGGGATCTTCGTTGAAGATGTCTCGCAATCTACTTTCTTTGCCTTGACTCTTTATTATTGATTTCCACTTTTTCCAATATTGAGCGAAATGGTTAAAATCGTAATAGGCTGTTCCTGAAAGAATTATTTGATTGTCACTCTTTTTAAGGATATTGTTATCTTCTTCAAAATAATCTAAGTTATACTCTTTGGCTTTTTTTCTCGCTGCCATACTTTTAACGTTTTCGATGGGATCTGAACTTACTGCGGCAAAACCGGCAACAACATTTTCAAAAATATCCCTTGGTATACTCGCAAATTCATCAGAGATAATATCATTTGCTCGTTGCCCTCTTATCTTCTGACCATCCCCTAAAGGTAGGCATGTCACGCGAGACTGATTTATTCTCAGCACACATCTATCAACGTCTCTTCTTGGTCCAGACTCAGCATCGCACATGCTTCTTAGAATTGGAGCTTTGTTCCATATTGTTTCCATGTATTCAAACAGCACTTTTGATTGTCTGAAAGCAGCACCAACAATAACAATCTTTCTTTCTGGAAGTATCAAGGCTCTTAGTATTGAATAAAGAGATAAAATAAAAGACTTGCCAAAACCTCGGCTAGCGATAAGCATCGGAAATTTACGATTCCACATCTCATGTAAAAATAAAGCTTGAGATGGCAGTATGTTGACGTTCAATATGTGTTTGCATAAAAACGAAAAATACTCTGGCCTTGTCATCAACCACAACAGCCTGTAATGAGAATCGTTTGTAGATCCTATAAATTTCATTGGGTTGAATATTGATTCATCATTGATGTCGTCAAGGTTCAGCCAAGCTTCATTTATAACTTTAATTTTACCATCGTCTTTCATTTCAAACTCCCGATACTCTTCATTTTTCTTGTGTCAAGCACATGGTCTGCAAAACCGTAATAAACTGATTCATTTGCTTCTAAGTACCAATCTCCATCTTTTAATTTTCTCTTTAAGAAATTTCTTACCTTGTCTGTATCTAGATTGGTGTAACTTTCTTTGAAGTATTTACCATAAATACATTTATTGGCGTAGATATCTATCATGATCTCGGCATTGATCTTGTCTAACTTTGCCAAGTTGTGTGCGCTTAGATGATCGCTTGCACAAGCAAAGCTTCCATAATGAAGCATGAAGTGAGCATTTGGGGTCAAAACTCTCTTGTCTGCTGCTTGTAGGATTATGCCGCTCATAGACTCGGCTTGACCATAAGCCACGATGGTGACATAAGACTTAGTCAAAGCTATCGCGTCGTAGATAACCATGCCATCAGACCAATTGCCTCCGATACTGTGCATGTGAACAATTATCGGCTCTTCAGAGATGGTGTCTAAAAGCCTGATGTTCTTATAAAAGTTAACAGCCATTCTGTACTCAACACCGGGATCTTCATCAGTATTAAATACGTGTCCGTGAAGATATATTTCTCTGTTCTTTATGTCTAAACCGTATTGATGTATGTCCGAAATAGTATCTACTAGAATATCCATTTTAATCTTTTCTCCCAGTCGAGTAGTGTTCGTTGACCCTCTTCAAAATACTGTTTACTGCTAACTTTGCGTTTTTCCTGTTGCCGCAAAAAATAACATGTATACCATGATACATTTGAAATTCTATCAGCATTTTTAGTATGTACTTGTTTGTTACTTTCATAGAAGACCATTTTTCTTCAGGGATATCGGATCTATCTGGAAAATCCATTACATCTTCAAGAGAAAATTCTAATATCAGGAATTTAAAAGGAAAGGGTGTCATTCTTTCTATTTCTCTGATGAATCTATGCTTATCTTTTCCAAGATTTATAGCTAGTTCAGAAATCCTGCCTTTTCTTTCTATGCAGATTTTATCTTCAAGACCAACGATGGAATAATCTCCTGTGTCTAGCTTTTTAACAACCATACCTTCACACGAGGTATAGGTTCCAGAAAACTTTTCAAAAGTATATCCATCCTGCTCCCTTGTGTCTTTTATGACCATGTAAGGAGGTGATTTAATTGGCATTTTTTCTTATTATCTCCATAAAAAGAGAGGCGTAGAAATGTTCCTTGTTTTTGATAGAGTCGTGACACGATCTACAAAGCGTTATTCCGTTTTGAGTGTCGAACCTCAAAGACGGAGCACTGGACCATTTATTGATATGATGTGCTTGCAATTTACTTTTACGCTTACAATTTGGCATTTGACACATAAATTTATCTCGTTTGTAGACTCTTGTTCGCCATTCCTTGTAGACTGGATCGTCATAGTTTCTTTTCATCTTTGCACACAACCTTTATTATTCTGATGTCGTTTTCTATGTCTTTTATAAAAATCGCAATCTTGTCAGAAGGCTTTTGTCTCAGCAGAGTTTCAGAAAATTTACAGTAAGCCAAGTAACAAGCTTCGTCTGGATCTGGAGCTTCAACAAAGATCTCTGGATATTCATGATTAAACTCATGCAATCTGAATTGTAAGAGTCTTTGTAAGACAGATGCAAGATTAAAAGTTATTACATAGATTTTCATGGCAATGTATCATGGTCTACCATTAGTTTGACTAAGTCAGCGAATGTATGACTTGGTTTCCAGCCAAGGACATTGAGAGCCTTGCTGGATTCTCCGCACAAATATTCAACTTCTGCTGGTCTATAAAATTCTGGATCTTGAACAACCAATCCAGACCAATCCACTACGCCAACATGCTGAAATGCTACGTCTAGGAACTCACGAATAGTATGAGTCTCGCCGCTGCAGATAACGTAATCATCAGGATAATCCTGCTGAAGCATCAGCCACATCGCTTCCACGTAATCTCCTGCATACCCCCAATCTCTGAATGCTTCTAAGTTGCCCAGACGTAGTTTTGGAAACTTTTCAACGATTGAGCCATCTCCATTGAATGTACGTGGAGATATTTTAAGAATATAGTTTGGATCGGAATCATAATCATTCATCAGACTATCTACATGGTTTTTCCATTTTGCAAATTCTCCAATCCACTTTGTTATTTTTCTGGTGACGAAATCTTCACCTCGTCTTGGACCCTCGTGATTGAAAAGGATTCCAGCGCTGGCATGCATAGAATAAGCTTCACGAAAAAGTCTAACCATATGATGAGCGGCGCATTTTGCTATCGCGTATGGGCTTTGCGGCATGAATTTAGTTTCTTCGTCTTGATATTTTACTTTTAATCCAGACGTTGTGTCAGTATACTCGTCATGATTTTTACCAAACATCTCACTTGAGCTAGCCTGATAAAACCTAGCTTGAGTCATGTCTAAATCAACCAATGTTTGTAAAATATTAAGGCAACCCTTGCCTGTAACATCCCAAGTCAAGGCTGGTTGCTTGAACGAGACTGCTACATGGCTTTGTGCCGCTAAATTATAGACTTCATCTACATCAGCGTGTTTTTTAAAGATATTGCTGACAGAGTGTACATCTGTGATGTCGCCGTGCATCAGCTCGAATCTTTCGTGGCAAATCACATGTTTGATTCTTTTTGTGTTGTCGGTACTTGAGCGTCGTGCAACACCAACAACGTGGTAACCTTTTGACAGCAGTAGGTCTGTCAAGTGACTACCATCTTGTCCTGTTATTCCAAATACAATAGCTTTTTTCATAAGTTGTCCTTTTCCTTTTGCGATTAATCTTTCACGGTTTCTGGTGTCAAGAAAGGTTGATCTACTGTTCCGTCATTGTACTTGTGGT